AAGATCAGATTTTTTTACAAAAATTTGTTTTCCTCCATAACCAGGACCTTGTTTAGTATCAATGCCATATTCTTTCGCTAAATTACCTAATCTTTTTACTATTGGATCTTGGCCTTTACCTCCTCCAGCAGCTAAATCTGTTTTTGCAGTTGTAAGACCTTTTCCAAAAGGATCTTGTTTTCTTGTTGCAAAACCTTTTTCTTTTAAGAAAGCTACAGCTTCGTCTGTTGAAATATATCCAGCATCTCTAAAAGGTTTTTCTTTAGCAAAAAAATAATCATTTCTTTTTGTAACGATATTTTGTAAACCCTTATCAGACAAAAATCCGTCGGGAGTTTTTACTCTGTAACTAA